AGGATACCAAGGGCAATCGCAAGCCCTTCCTATCCGTCAGCTACATGCCCAACGGCAGTCAGCAAGACAGCCTCGGGCACGATGCGCAGGACGTCACGACGATGGGCCTGCTGCAACTGTCAGTCTTCTGGCCCGCCAACGCGGGGTTGGTGAAGCCCACGGAGATGGCCGGACGTGTGGTCTCTTGGTTCGAGCCCGGCACGCCCGGTGCCCGCATGGACGGCAACGGCGTCAGCGTGTATGTTGACCAGCGCCCGGAAACGGTGACTGCCCTACAGGAGAGCGACGTGGTGCAAGTGCCCGTCACAATTCGCTGGCGGGCGACCCGAAACCCCGCGTGAGGCAGGGGTGAGCACAGGATAGACGGAGCAATACGATGGGTTTCACTCCTTCCAACGGCACCAAGTTTTACATCGGACCTTCGGCCGACGAGTCGGTTGACACGCAGGCCGAGTTCGAAGCTTTCGCCACCGGGCCGTCCCAGTGGGTGGAGGTGAAGGGCATCACCAACCTGGGCGAGTTCGGCGACGCGGCCTCGGACGTCACTACCTCCGAGCTCGGTGACAACCGCGTGCAGCACGCCAAGGGCACCTACGACGCCGGCTCCCCCGCGATCGTCGCCAACTCCAAGCCCAACGACGCAGGGCAGATCGCCATGCGTGCGGCCCTCGACCAGCCCTTCGACTACGCGTTCAAGGCGGTCTTCAACGACAAGCTCACCGCGGGCGGCACCGGTAGCACCCGCTACTTCCGCGCCAAGGTGATGTCCGCTCGCGAGGGCGTGGGCTCGGCCAACAACCCTGTCTCCGTGACCTTCAACCTCGGCATCAACTCACCGACCATCCGCGTGGCCGCGTCCTAAGTCACCATCCGTCCCCGCGTCGAGGGCCGCGGGGACGTCCACCCTCTCACAGACCATAGGAGAACACAATGACCGAGAAGAGCGACATCGAGCTTGCCTCCGCAGCGGCTCCTTTCGATTTTGCGGACATCGACCTCGAGCGCGAGGCAGATGTACCAACCGAGATGCAAGTGCTGTACCCGCGCCCCGACAAGACCAGCGGCAAGGGTTTCGGCGCTCCCACGGGGATTACCTTCCGCGTCCTGGGAGACGAGAGCCCCACCTTTCGTCGCAATCTCCGCGAGATGATTGACGACGTTGCGCGCAACATTCACGAGCAGCCGAAGGAGCCCGACGCGGTGGACAAGCTGTCCCGTGCCCGTACCGCGGCCTGCGCCATCGTCGGGTGGAGCGATAACGTCATCTTGGACGGCGAGAAGCTGTCGTTCACTCGCGACAACGCAGTCAGGCTTATGTGGGAGCGCCCGTGGGTGGCGCGGCAGGTCGAGAACTTCAGGACCAACGCGGGAAACTTCGCGCCGCGCTGACGAAGCGACTCGTCAACGCGGTTAAAGTCGCAACGTGGTACGGCCTCCAGGGGCGAAGCTTCGGCCTCGACGCCTTGGACGTCCCCCCGCAGGCCGTACACCTCTGGACTTGGTTCTGGCAACTGGACAGGGCGAGGCAAAGCAGCGGCTACGGCCCGCAGGCCATTAGCTACACGGACATGGAAGCTTGGGCCCGGCTCGCGGGGGTGCAACCTCGCCCGTGGGAGGTGGACACCCTGGCCGCCATGGACGCAGCCCGCCGTGTTGCGCTACAACCCCCCGGCAGTGGCGTGCAGGACACCGGCTTTCGGCAGATGGCGGACGCCAGCGACCCCAAGGCGGCGATGGCCCTGTTCGACAGGATGGGCGGAGGAGAGTAGCAGATGGCAGACGTCGCAAGCCTGTCATTTGCTATCGACTCTTCACCCATCGACCGGGCCAACAGCAGCCTCGATCAGCTTTCCAAGACTGCGGAGACAGCGGGCGGTGGTGCAAGCCGCCTGCTGTCGGCCACCGACGCACTGGTCCAGGCCCTAAACCGCAACACGGCAGCGGCCGATCAGCTTCGCACCACGCTCGGCAACATCAATACGGCGGCAGTCGCGGCCCGCACCTCCCTGTCTTCGGTGGGACAGGCAGCCAACGACGCGGCCACGGGCGTGTCCAAGGTCTCGACCAGCACCAAGACGGTTAAGAACGATCTCGATGCGCTGACGGCCGCCGCTAACCGGACAGCCAACGCGTGGAAGGATCTAGGGGCGGCTGGCGCAGCTACGTCCAAGCTGGTGAAGCCCTACGAGCAGCTTGGGTCCCTGTCGTCCAACGGAAGCGTGCCGCAACGCGGGGCCGCCAATCAGAACGCGCCCGGCGGCCGAGAGGGCGGGCTCGCCGCATACCAGTTGCAGAACCTCGCCTACCAGGGCGGTGACATCGTTTCCCAGTTGGGCAGCGGCGCGGCCCTGTCCACCATTGCCTTTCAGCAGGGCCCGCAGATCGCGCAAATCTTCGGAGGCCCAGGCGGCGCCTCGATCAAGGGGGCCCTCGGGCAGGCTGGAGACGCAGCCACGGCACTGGCACAGCGCGTGGGGCTGGTGACGGGTGCCCTCGGCGTTGCTGCCATCGCCTTCGGCACCATCGCCGCAGCCGTGTCCAGCTTCACCAGTCAGCAGAAAGAGCTACAGCTCTCCGTCGCTGGCCGCGGGCGCGCAAGCGGTACCACGGTGGGGGACATCAATCGCATTGCCGGTACGGCAGCAGCCCCCGCAGGTCTGTCCGTCAGCAACAGCCGTGAGATGATCGCGGACTATGCAAAGACAGGGCAAATCGGACAGGAGATGTACGCCGGGCTGCTGAAGTCCGCACGTGACTACGCTGAGACGACGAGCCAAGACCTACCCGACGCCAACAAGGCGCTGGCCGCGGCGTTTGCGGACCCGGCGCAGGGTGCCGAGAGGTTGAACGCACAACTTGGCTTCCTCGACGCCAATTTGCAGGAAAGCATCAAGAACCTCGCTGCCTCGGGTGACAGGTTGGGCGCGCAGAAGATGCTTCTGGAGGGACTGTCGACCAGTCTCGTCAGCGCCACGTCACGTCTCGGTTTCTTCGCCGCACAGTGGGAGGCTTTCAAGAACACCACCTCCAACGAGTTTGACGCTATTGGACGGGTGGTGGATCGCGTAATCAGCGGCGGTGATCTTGAGACGCAGCTAGAGACGGCGCGCAAGGTGCTGCAAAACTCGCAGAGCCGGCAGGGTTGGTTGCCCCTGTTTGGTGACAGCGACGTGGCCAAGGCACAGGCCGAAGTGGATCGCCTGTCGCAGAGGGTTGAGCAGCAGAGACGTTCTTCTCAGCGGACGGCCGACGCCGCGCGCAGCTTAGAGATTAACAAACTGGTGCAAGGTGCCAACCCCGCGCAAGAGCAGTTGAAGCAGCTCGACAACGGCGCGGCCAACATCCGCCGGTACTTCGCGGAGAATTGGCTGGACCCATCGGGCGAGGCCGGCAACACCATGCGCGGGATGGAGACGGCCGCCCGCCGCATCCGCGAAGACCTCGCCAACGGCGGCAGCGACCTCGCCGCGGGCCTCCGCCGGGCCACCTTCGACGCCTCGCAGGTGGGGCGCAGTAGCACGTCGCAGACGGCGGCCGGGATCGACAACGACGCCCTGGAGAAGCAGCGCGCCATCGAGTCGCAAAACCTCGAGCCCAACGCCCGCAACGCGCAGTTGCAGGCGATCGAGATGACGCGCGTGACGCAGCAGCAGACGTTGCAGCGGCAGACCGTCATCAATAGCTCGTCCGGTAGCGGAAGCTACATGATTGGTCTGGGACAGGTACCAGCTCAGTATCGCGACCTGTACTACAACGCCGCCAACCAGTACGGCATCAATCCCGATCTGCTGGCCTCGCAGGCCAAGCGCGAGAGCAGCTTCAATCCCCGTGCCGTGTCCCCGGCGGGAGCCGAGGGCATCGCGCAGTTTATGCCCGACACGCGCCGTGGCTTGGGCAACTTCGATCCGTACGATCCCACGCAGGCCATCCCGAAGCAAGCCGAGCTTATGCGGCAGCTTCTCGACCGCTATAACAACAACGAGACGGCAGCCCTCGTCGGGTACAACGCGGGTCCGCGACGGGCAGACAAGTTCGTGGCCAGCGGCTTCGACACGTCCGTTCTCCCGAAAGAGACGCAAGATTATCTGAAGGCAATCCTGACGCCGGCACCCGGTGCGCAGCAGTCCGTCATGGCACAGGTTGAGCGTAACCGTGCCCTGGACGACGAGAACGACAAGTTGAAGATCAGTACGCAATACTACGGCGAAAACGGCCGTCAGCTTGACGTGCAGACTCGTTATCAGCAGCTACTCTCCGACGCCATGGCACGCAACGTGCCGATAACGGAAGAGTTTCGCCAAGGGTTGTTGAAGACGGCCGAGGGCATGGCCGACGCGTCTCGCGGTCTCACCAACGTGCGCGCCGCCGCGGACCTGAAGTTTGACGCGGGGCAACTCGGACGAGACCGCTACGATCAGCAGGCGTACAGCAGCGCCCGCAGCCTCTACGGCGACACCAACAGCCAAGAGGCGCAGAACTACATCGAGCAGCGTCGGTCTCAGCTTGAGACGGCCGACGCGCGCAACACCATGACCGACGCCACCACCGGTTTCGTCCAGGCCCTCAGCAAGGGTACGGATGCGGCCTCGGCGTTCAGCAACGCCATGTCTCGCATCTCGGATAAGCTCATCAGCGGTGCGATCGATGGAATCATGGGGCAGCTCTTCAAGGGTACCAGCGGTGGAGATGGCCTGTTCGGTTCCCTTGGCAAGTTGTTCGGCGGCGGAGGCGTCGGGGGCGACGGTGGCCTGCCGAACCTCAACTTCGGGTTCGGCTTCGCCAACGGCGGCGTGATGACCCCCCAGGGACCGGTGCAGCTTCGCACCTACGCCAAGGGTGGCATCGCGACGGGCCCCCAACTGGCCCTGTTCGGTGAGGGTAGCCACAACGAAGCCTACGTGCCCCTGCCGGACGGCAAGCGCATCCCTGTCTCCATGAGCGGCCCGGCTAACGGCAACGCGTCGGGTGGGACAGGCAACGTCACCATCATCAATAACGGCGAGCCCATGCAGCAGACTGTGCAGCGTCGTGACGACGGCAGCCTGACGGTTATAATGGATCGCTTTGAGGCTCGGTCGGCAGATCGG